CATGTAGCAAAGGTAAATGCAGGTTCACCAAATGTATTTGTAGAAGGTTTAGCAGTTGCAAGAATAGGTGATAGTGCAGACGCAGGCGCAATGACAAGCGGTTCTGGTAATGTTTTTGCAAACGGCTAGATAATCGTTATAAATATTACCGTTATGGCGATATACGATTCTCAAACTCAAAGTAAAAGTACAAGAAACTCCAGAAAATTTAGGGATATAGACCTAGATTTTGGTAGAAACATTGTAACTAATGATGTTAATGTTGTAGAAGATGTAATCGCTGTTAAAAGGTCAGTTAAAAATCTAGTTCAAACTAATTTTTATGAGAGACCTTTTCAACCAGAATTAGGTTGTGGTATAAGAGAGTTATTATTTGAACCTTTTACACCTATGACCAAAGTATTTCTACAAAGAAAAATAGAAGAAGTTTTAATCAACTACGAACCTAGAATTAATTTACAAAATGTAACTGTTGATGATGACCAAGATAGAAACAGATTAGTTGTAGATATTTATTTTTATGTTGTTGGTGTGCCAGGTCCACAAGTTGTGCAAACATTTTTACAAAGGGTAAGATAATAAATGGCTACAGGTGCAAATAAAATTGTTGTATCAGATTATGACTTTGACGCAATCAAAACTAATCTAAAAAATTTTTTACAAGGTCAAGTAGAGTTTCAAGACTACGATTTTGAAGGTAGTTCATTAAATATTCTTTTAGATATTTTATCTTACAATACACACTATCTAGCTTATCTTGCCAACATGGCAACAAACGAATTATATCTTGATAGTGCAGATATAAGAAACAACATTGTATCATTAGCAAAGATGATTGGTTATACACCATCATCACCTAGAGCGCCTATGGCCTCTATTGATGTTACACTTAACAATGCAACAGGCACAAGTGTTACAATGTCAAAAGGAACCGTGTTTACAACAACTGTTGATAATACTTCTTATCAATATGTAAACAATTCAGATATTACAATTACACCAGTTGCTGGTGTTTACAAATTTTCGGAAGTGCCTGTTTATGAAGGTACTTTAGTTACTTTTAAATATACAGTAGATGTAAATGATGTAGACCAAAAATTTATTATTCCTACAGCAAATGCAGATACATCAACTTTATTAGTTAAAGTACAAAACAGTTCAGCTGATACAACAACAAATACATATTCATTAGCAGGTGGTTATAATAATGTTACTGCTACATCAAAAGTTTATTTTATACAAGAAGGCCAAGATGGCAGATATGAAGTTTATTTCGGTGACGGTGTAAATGGTTTAGCGTTATCAGATGGTAACATTGTAATTTTAGAATACATTGTTACAAATAAAACAGTTTCAAATGGTGCAAGTTCTTTTTCACTATCAGGTAATATAGGTGGTTTTACAGATGTTACAATTTCAACAGTATCAAGTTCACAAGGTGGTTCTGAAAGTGAAACAAACGATTCAATCAGACATAATGCACCGTTAAATTATGCAGCTCAAGAAAGAGCGGTAACAACAACTGATTATGAAACTTTAGTAAAACAAATTTATCCAAATGCATTATCAGTTAGTGCATGGGGTGGTGAAGATGATGAAACACCAAGATATGGTATTGTAAAGATTGGTATTAAAGCAGCCTCAGGTTCTACATTAACTGAAACAACAAAACAAAGTATTGTAGATTCATTAAAACCTTATAATGTTGCTTCTGTATCTCCTCAAATTGTGGATCCAGAAACAACTTCAGTATTGTTAACTTCTACAGTAAAATTTAATTCATCATCAACAACAAAATCTGCTGATACAATAAAATCAGATGTGATAACATCTATTACAAATTACAATACAAATACATTACAAAAATTTGATTCAATTTATCGTCACTCAAAATTGACAGGTTTAATTGATAGCACAGACACAAGTATATTGTCAAACATTACAACTATAAAAATTAGAAAATCATTTACACCTACTTTAGCTTCATCTACAAGATATGACATATATTTTAGAAATGGATTATTTAATCCTCATTCGGGTCATAATTCAGCTGCAGGTGGTATTTTAACTTCTACTGGTTTTAAAGTTACTGGTAGTGATTTAGAAATGTTTTTAGATGATGATGGTCAAGGTAATGTTAGAAGATATTATCTTTCTTCAGGTATAAGAACCTATGCAAATGAAACTCAAGGAACAATTGATTATGCAACAGGTCAAATTACACTTAACTCTTTAAATGTTGCGTCTATTTCTAATATTAGAGGTGCGACATCAACAGTAATAGAATTAACTGTTACACCAGATTCAAATGATGTAGTTCCTGTTAGAGACCAAATTGTAGAAATAGATATATCGAATTCAAGTATTACTGTAACACCAGACACATTTGTAGGAGGTTCAGCGGATGCTGGTGTAGGTTATACAACAACATCAAGCTATTAATGAGCAATGGCAAAATTTAATGAAAAAATTTCAACTATACTCAACAGCCAACTACCAGAATTTGTAGTTGCTGACCACCCCAAATTTGCTCAATTTTTAAAAACCTATTATCAATTATTAGAATCTGCTGAAATAAGTTTTTCAAGCGTACAGGCTACTGACGGTATTTTATTACAATCAGAAACAGGTCAAGTAAATAATTTAGTTTTAAACTCTAGTCGTAAAGATACAGCAAGAACATTATTAGATGAGGGAGATAAAATTCTTTTAGAAGAAACTCCTGTAGGTTCTTTTACAAGAGGTGAAACAATTGTTGGTCAAACAACAGGTGCAACAGCAGTTGTAATTACAGAATGTGAAGACCCATTAAAATTAATTATATCAGCACAAGATAAATTTGGACTTACTGAACAGGTTGTGGGTCAATCTTCAGGCGCTACAGCTACAATATCAAATTATAAACCTAATCCTGTAAATAACATTGTTGATTTAATTAACTTTAGGGATCCAGACGGAGTTATTAATCACTTCTTATTTAATATGAGAGATGAATTTCTTGCGACTCTTCCAGAAAATTTAGCGAGTGGTGTAGATAAAAGAAAATTAGTTAAAAATATTAAATCACTTTACAGGTCAAAAGGTTCTGTTCGTGGCCATGAAATGTTTTTTAGAATTTTATTTGATGAAACATCCGATACAATTTATCCTAGAGAAAATTTATTAAAAGCTTCTGATGGTCAATTTGATTCACTAAAAGTATTAAGAGTTATTGCTTCGGTAGGTGACGCAACACAATTAGTAGGACGAACAATAACGGGATTGTCTTCTAGTGCAACTGCTATTATTGAAAACACATCTACTTTTCAAATCGGCGCTTCTACAGTTACACAATTAATTTTAAACGCAGACAGTATTAACGGAACATTTACAGTAGGAGAAACAATACAAGGTACATCATCCGAAAATGATGATTACTTTATTAAAGCGACTGTTTCAGGTATTCCTGGTACAAAAAATATTACAAATGATGGTTCACTAAATTTAACTTCAGATACAATTACTGTAACTGCTGGTGGTGTAGGTGCATTATTTCAAGTAGAAGACATTGGACCTGGTAGTGTAACAGAAATTGTAATTGATGATAAAGGTACAGGTTATGAAGTTGGTGATAGTTTAGTATTTACAAATACAGGCACAGGTGGTAACAATGCAGCCGGTTTTGTAAAAATAGTAAATGGTGGTATTGCAGACCAAAATAATAGTACAGACGCAGCTACAGGTGTTGAAGACAGATTAGTTTTAGAAGACGCTACAACACAAGGTGACCAATATTCTGGTAATGTATTAATGCAAGAAAAGTTTACAGATTTACAAACAATAGAAGAAATATTTTTAACAAATAAAGGTGGTCAATATACATCTTTACCTACTGTTACAGTTACATCATCATCAGGTTCAGGTGCAATATTAAAAGCATATGGTGATGAAATAGGAAAAATTGAAAGATTAAAAACAGTATCATTAGGTGTTAGTTATGAACAAGCACCTACACCTCCAACTTTAGGTTTCTTTAACAATATGATAGTTACAAGTGTAGTTGGAACATTTGTATCAGGCGGTACTGTTACAGGTGGCACATCATCAGCAACAGGTACAATAGATAGTTTTGATAGTGATAGAGGCCTATTAAGAATTAAATCAGTATCAGGCACTTTTGCAATAGATGAAACATTAACATCATCTACTGGCGGAACTTGTACAATTAAAAAATTAGATGTTGCAACAGCAACTGTAAATGTTGTATCAGTTGCCGACACAGACGGCGCATTTATTAGTGAAAGAGGAAAAGTTTCAGAAACAACAATGAGAATACAAGATAGTTTATACTATCAAGATTATTCTTATGTTATTAAAGTAGGTCGTTCAATTTCACAATGGCGTGACGCATTTAAAAAAACAATGCACACAGCAGGTTTTTATTTTACAGGACAAGTTGATATTGAATCTAGAATTACCGTAACTGCTAATGGTCCTGTTAAAGGCGTTACTTCAGGTGTTCTTGAAACTCCATTACTTTCACTTGTTAATACAATATTTACAACAGTCTTTGGTAGAAGATTAGGAACAGCTTCAGACGGAACATCATTAAGAGCTAATGCAAATGTAGGTGTTAATGTGGATGCTGGTGATACTTTTGTAGACCCATTTACAGCAAACACTAGAGATTTAACAATATCTGAAAGTTTAGGTATTAATTATTTAAGTAGACCTAGAAATCTTATTGTTGACAATGCAGGTGTTACCCATGATGTAAGAAATGGGTATGCATACGCAGGTCCGAGATTAGGTTCTTTAAATAAATATGCAAATACAGTTTTTGGTACAAGTAATCCTAATTCATATGCAAATACTTTTCAGGCTTTAAGTGCATTAAGAATTACAGGTACTAAAACAGCTCTTGATGGACAACAAGTTCCTATATTTTTATTGACTTCAAACGAGATTGGTAAAACTTTAAAAATGAATTATGCGTTTCCTACAGAAACAGGATTTAATGCTGATTTATTCAGTAATACATTAACCAAGTTTGATAATACTAATCTAACTTTTGATGATACAACACCGTAAAAACTTTATAAATAGTACAAAGAGATAGAGGCAAATGGCAAAAGCAATAATAAACAGAGGTAGTTCAGCAAACGACGGAACAGGTGATAATCTCCGTGAGGGTGCTAATAAAGTCAACCTAAATTTTGATGAAATTTATACTGCTATTGGTGATGGTACCAATGTTGACGGCACAATTAAAGTAGCTGACGATTCATCTACAGTTATGACCTTGTCTGCTAATGGTGAGACAATCAGAGTTTTAGGTGGCACAGGTATTGATACAACTATATCAGGTAATAATTTAACTATTGATGTTGATGGAACAGTTTTATCTGCTTCTCAGGTTTCTACCCTTACAAATAAATCTATTGCATTAGGTAGTAATACAATTACAGGTACTACAGCAGAATTTAATACAGCATTAACTGATAATGATTTTGCCACATTAGCGGGTTCAGAAACATTAACAAATAAAACTATAAACGCACCTGATAATACTGTTACAAATATTTCAAATACAAATTTATCTGGCTCTGCTGGTATAACAAATGCAAATTTAGCTAACTCATCAATTACAATTACAGGTGATGATAGTTCAGCACAAACAATCTCATTAGGTGGTGGCATTTTATTTACTGGTGGTTCTGGTATTACAACAAGTATTTCAGGAAATGAAATTACTTTTGCAACAGATGGTTCAATTGTAACTGAAACATCTACAGACACACTTACAAATAAAACAATCAACGGACCTGATAACACTTTAACAAACATTGCAAATGGTTCATTAGCAAACTCATCAATTACTTTAGGTGATGACGCAATTAGTTTAGGTGGCACACAAACTACTGTTACAAATTTAAATTTAGATGGTGCAACAGGAACAATTGACTTAACAAGTTCAGGTAACAAAATAAGATTTAACTTTGCAACAGATGGTGATTTTCCAACTGCTTCAACTTATGAAGGAATGTATGCGTGGGATGTTGCTGATAGTTTACCTTATGTTGCTGATGACGGTGGTTGGGTAAAAATTCTAACTGAAAATGCTTCAGTAGGTGATTTATCAAATGTTAATATTTCAGGTGTTGCAGACGGGAATGTTTTAGTTTGGAGTTCAGCACAAGGTAGATTTAATGTTGCTGCTCAAAGTTCAGGATTTTCAGGTGGTACAGATTTAGACCAAGCAGGTGCTCATGTAGCAGATGTAGGTTATATTGGTCACCGTTCACCAGACGCAACAGTAACACAAACATTAACAGTTACAGTTGCAACTAAAACAAGTGAACATGTCGCATTTGGTGATGGTTCTTCAAGTGGTTATTTAATTGATGGACATGAAGGTGCTCATTTAGATTTAGCTCCAGGTGTTTGGAAATTTGACCAAGCAGATAGTTCAAACTCAGGTCACCCATTAAGATTTTATGACACAGCAGGCAAAAATGCCGAATATACAACAAATGTAACAACTGCTGGTACACCAGGTAGTTCAGGTGCTTATACACAAATTACAATTACAAAAGCAACACCTTCAACTTTACACTATCAATGTTCTTCACATGCAAATATGGGTGGTGTTGTATCAGTTTTAGGTAGTGAAAATCCTAGAATTACTGAAAATTTATCTCTTGATGGAAATAATATTGTTTTAGGTGATAGTGATAAAGTTAGACTTGGTGATTCTCAAGACCTAGAAATTTTCCATGATGGCACAAATTCATATTTACAAGATGTGGGAACAGGCGAATTATATATTAGAGGAAGTTCTTCAGTTCATATTTACAATGTAACTGATAATGAACCAATGGCTGTTTTTAATAAAAATGATTCTGTTGATTTGTACTATGACAACTCTAAAAAATTTGAAACCACAACAAATGGTATTACGGTTACAGGTCATGTTTTACCAGGCGCAAATGATACCTATGATTTAGGTGCTTCAGGTAATGTATGGGCAAACATCTATACAGGAGATTTAAATTTATCTAATGAGGCCAAAGAACAAGGTAATAGTGTTGACGGTACAAAAGGTAACTGGACTATCCAAGAGGGTGACGAAAACTTATTCCTAATTAACAACAATTCTGGCAAGAAATATAAGTTTAAATTAGAGGAGATTTAAAATGCCTTTTATCTCCAACGGCACAACAATTTTAGACAACGGTGCTTTTAGTGTTTCACTAGGTGGATTAACTTACATATCAACTCATACAGGCAGTGATGTATCAAGTATAGATATAACAAGCAACATTGATAGTACATATCCTATTTACAAATTTGAAGTTACAAATTTTCGCTCTCAAAGTGGTGCTAATTGTGGTATAAGTTTTTCAACAAATGGTGGGTCTACTTTTAATGATGGTACATCAAAAACAACTACAGCTTTTGCTTGTACTGAAGAAGAAACTGGTGGTGAGGCTCCTTCCTCAAATTTTAGATACTCAACATCATATGATATAGCAGCTTCAAGTAGTAGAGCTTACATAGGAACAATTGATAAA